TCCGCAAGAATGTATAGATTATATGGTAAAATATGGTCATGAATTATTAAAATCCATTAAATCATAGACGTTTCAATATTTTGCTATATTTTATAAAATGCAAAATATCTTTTATCTTTTTTATTCCCGGATTAAAATCTGGGAATTTTTTCTTATTTTCTTCTTTTAATTCCGCGACAGCTTTTTCCAAATCGTTAATGGCTGTATCAATTAATTTTTCCATACCTATGCCCCCTTTGCTGATTTTTCATCTGCATCATTCATAAAATATGTAAAATCACATCCAGCCAAACGACAAAGCTTCACATATTCTTCTAATGTGCATTTTCTTTTT